CGGCACCCCTATGCACGCCCCTTTCACCCAGCTCCCATTCCACATTCTCTCAAGCACCGCTCGCTCCATCATTCGGAACTACGTGCTCGCGCATCCAGCGGAGGTTCGCGACCATCTCGACACACGTACAAGGCGTCGAACGGGTCTGTCGCGCTTTGACGCGAAGATCTGCGATCTGATACCGGAGGACATGGGCCGGCTACAGGCCTTGAGCCCTCTACCCTTCACCCCAGCTCTGATCTACTGCCGATCGCACGCGCACGTCGGCATCCACGTCGATGGGATCCATTGGCTGCGCCAGTGCACCATTGCGACCCCGCTGTACCCGAAAGAGGGGTACGCCGACACAGTCTACTGGCCGGACATGCAAGCGGCAGAACCGGATTATGTTCTGCGTTGGATGCGAATGCCGGTGCTAATGAATGTACAGCATCCGCACAGCGTCTCGAATAACACGATGCCCAGATTTAGCTTTCAAATTGCCTTCGGCGTACCTTATGCCGAAGTCTTTAAGCTATTGATGGAAGGTGGCCTGGACTGTCTACGTGTAACAACTTAGGGTATCGTTGGCAGAGGCCATTTCGGGGGCGTGAAATTTCTTGTATAGCGCAGCGCCTTTGTCAATCTCACTGAACGCATGCGCCCTTGCAAATCGTATGCCGTAAGGTAAGGACGCCCTCCTCCGAAAACAAAGCTCGTTGTTTTATTGTACGAGGATCCACCGGCTGTTGAGTTGAAAGTCTTCGTCAATTTGCCATTGACAAAGACTTGAATTGCGTTACCGTTTCTGCACAATGCAATATGCACAAAACGAGAATTGACTAGATCAGATGACACGAACGTATCAAAAGTCTTTGGATCGGTGAACGTACCATATCCAGCGTAGAGTTGGCCTAAAGCCATTTCGATAAACCATCCTGTGTCAATAGCTGCCGATCCATTTAGCTGATGAATTGCAAACGGCGATGCCCCTAAATTAGAGGCGTTTATTTCAAATTCCCAGGTGAACGGATTTGTTCCAAAATCGAACGCTACGTTGTCCGGGACGCTGAAATAATCCCCGCTACCATCAAACAAAAACGAACCGCGATTGACTTTTGCGTCTCCAGACGCTGAACAAGTTAGTTTGCTGTAGCTAGCGTCAACGATTGACGTGATGCCGTCGGACCCAACACCCGAAGCTAAGAAACTCACATGCTTGAATAGATAATCACGGCGATTACCAATATCAAGCCTTCTCAATCGAGGCATCATGAGGATTTTAGTCCTGAAAGATTTGAAGTCTGATTGTAAACTCTTCGTTGGACACAGGTGTATAGGCATTCCGAACAACGAGAATGCCATACAGCGTAGATGACGCTGCCGCGCACTGAAATGGCAGCACAAGATTCGATGCCATAATCATACCGTTTGCGCCGGCGGTCATGAAGCCTCCAGCAGGGAACAAAATCATCCCAATGCAAGCCTTCATCTCTGTGTCAGAAGGGTTCCACGCGGCGTTATCGTTCTGCGTGGTCAAACTCGCATCGAAAAGCCACAACTCAAGTTCAGGCTTTGTAGCCGCTGCCGCGCTGTCGATCAATTCGGCAGATTGGATTGTACCGCCCAGGCCTGAACCGCGCACGGTATCTGAGAACGTCCACACGGTGGCAGCTGACGTGCTTTCCGCAAGAACGTCTCCCGCCGCATATACCGTCGTATCCGCAGGGCGTACCTTCGAAACGGTAATGGTCTTTGTGACGGGACGGTTGCGTTTGATGAACAATGCGTCACTCATCGATCACTCTCCTTCAGGCCCAGATGACGCGCAAAGCGCTAATTGGGAAACTGACGGGATCCCCCGCTGCAATTGATCGCGGCGTCGCGACGCCGCTACCGTCCACAATCTCGCCGTACAGGCATCGGTTGCCGCCGCTCGCTGCGTCCCATAGCTCCCAATGGCTCGCGGTACCCCAGGCAGCAGCAGCAGTGCCGAAGTCAAGGATCGCATTGTTCGACGTGGTGCCATTCGTGCCAGAGCTGGGATTCGTGGTGCTTCCATCGGCGTTCGTTGCGGCCCACGCTGTGGTCGACTGTGCAATGCTGACGGGAGCGTAGCCCGAGCCCGACAGCTCGGTGCCCGCTGATGCTGGCGTCGGCGTTGTGCTGACGAGCCTCAAGTACAGCGTGGCCGGGGGTGTGAACGCGACGCCCCGGTGGAACCAGTCCACCAGCTTGTTCCGAAGATAGTTCGTCATGCCAGCCATGTGCTGTTCTCCTTAGTTCACCATTCCACGACAACGACGCCTTGGGTGCCAGCGCTGCCACCCCCGACGCCATCGTAGCCGTCACCGCCTTGACCGTATCCTCGGCCAGCGCTGTTCGCGTACATGGCATTTCCATGATACGCAGCTCGCACATCCCCACTCGGAAACGTCACAGTCCCCTTGCCGCCGGTCGATGCGCCTGTCGCAGAGAACGTCGAACCGAAAGATGTGGAGCCTCCGCTACCGTCAGGGCCAGCACCTCCTGCGCCAATCGTCACTGCGAACGATGTGCCGATATCAACGCCCGAGAAGTCACAGCTGGCCATGTGAGCGCTGTTGCCGGCTGCTCCAGGGATGATATAGCTGTCCTCGCCTCCACCGCCGATCGTGTAGGTTCTGCCACCAGCGCCACCGGCAGCAAGATAGACGCGGAACTTGTGCACCCCGTTCGGAACGCTGAACGTTCCATTGGAAGTGAAGACCTGCCTTCCGGGCGACCCGTTGACATGCGCGATGATCTGCTGCTCGCGGCTCGCAAGAACTGGATCATCGACCGCGACGGTACTAAGCGTCATAACCGTATCCTTCGACTAGAGGTGAGCCCACCATGCCATCTTCGTCGGCATAGTACGCTCCGTTCGCATGCTGAGAATCGCTCGACGCGTTGTAGACTGGTGTTTCATCCGCCATATAGACAGCTCTGCGGCGTGCTCCGCTGCTACCTCCAGAGCCTTCCTGGTACGGCAAGTCAGCAGAGTGTACGCGATTATCTTCGACCACTGCTCGAATCTGCACGACGTCGCCAGCGCGAGGTTGGATCGACAACACGCGACAGAGCTTAGCGTATGAAGACGCCGCGCCCATTGCGTAGCGGGTGCGCTCTTGCTCGGTGCCGGTCTGGAATAGCGAGCTCGGTGGAAGCGACTCGGTGAACACCATAGAGCGCGGAGTGGAGCCCGAAACGACTTTATACGGCCCAAGGATGTCACCCTGCGCTGTACTGAAGATGGCGTAATTGTCGCCGACGCTCCAATCGAGCTCTTCAGTGCAGGTGACAGCTACACCGTTCCACGATTCAACCTCACCGCTGCGCCCCCAGCCAGCAACGTCATGCGACACAGCAATCAGATCGCCGAAGGCTGGGAGATAGCCTTCCATCTCGGTTGTGAACGTCACCGTCGCCCTGCGATACGCTGCGTCAGCGACCATGTAGGCCGCTTCGCGCTGCGCTTGCGGCAGGTTGCTGATACCGATGATTGACGCGCGAGCTGGCTGCACAGGATCGCCTTCAACGCCAGGGACAGGCATAGTGACATAGGCGCTAGACCATGTAGTCTCGTCAAAGTATTCGAGCTCGATACCGTCGGGGGTGTCCTCGGTCACCATCTGGTAGTCAACGCTGAACGACCCCTTCTGGATGTTGCGCATATTGAACAGCGCGACCGGAAGCGTCTGTTCTGCGTCACGGATGAACGTGAACACGCTGCCGCGCATGATGGGACGAGCGCGACCAGCGCGTGCGATTGTGGTCAACGCTGACCACATGCTCACTCGCTTGTCGAAGATGCCGTTGAAGTAGTCCCCGCGCGCTGCCCACACTTGGTCGAGCTCGTAGAGCGTCTGCAGGTCGATTCTGCTGTCGGGTACGTTACCGCCGTACACCGGGTTCTTCAGCACGTCGGCCAGCGCCCAAGCAATGCTCTGCGTCTCCACCGGGTCCGACCAGCCAGTGTCTGGGTGCCATGTGGGCAGCTTGCGGCGCAGGATGAGCGAGATCCGGCGCTGCGACAACCCGCTCAGCTGGTTGTTGGCCTTCATCTTCAACGCGAAGAAGTTCGCATTGTCGTCCAGTGGCGTGTCGGTTGTCAGGTAGGCGCGCATTCCCGCCCAGTCGACCTCGTGACCCGCACGGGTGTTCGCGTCCTTGGCTTCCAAGCGCTGCACTCGCACCTCATAACGCCCCGATGCGACTGTGTAGCTGTACGTCCTGCGAACAGGGCTGTTCTGCGCCAGGGTGAGCGACTCACTGCCCAGCAGCGACCAGCTCCCCGTCACTGCGCCCTTGTCATTGATTCGACGCGCCTCCACCATCCAGCTGGCGCTCTTATCGGTAAGGCCACCGCTGTCATTCGCGTAGAACAGTCCGCGAGGGCAGATGATGTCAATCTCGATCCGGGTCGTACGCAACCCGGGGCCGCATGCAGAGAACGGCCCCACGTAAGCACCGAACGGGAGTTCCTGGTTTGCCACCTCGGATGCGTTAACGACCGAAGGACT